TGTTTGGATATCTCCATGAATGGTCATGACTCGGTTCAAGACTTCTGTGAATCGTCTGCAATGGTTGGCGTTGGTGTTGAGTTGCCTCGGTTGGTTACGCCGACTGGGGCGTTTGGTTCTTACTCGGGTTTGGTGGGGGATTGGAGTGAGAAGCATTTGGGCCGTGTTCTTTTTCCGTGGCAGTTGACCGCATTATCAGGGGCATTGGAACATGATGAGTCTGGGAACTTTATATCTAGTACGGCTTTGATAAGTACCGGCAGACAAAACGGTAAAACCACTATGTTGTCGGCGCTGGTTGGGTTTTGCCTGACTGAGTTGCCTCGTATTTGGGGGCGACCTGTACGGATTATGTCAACGGCGCATGAACTGGGTTTGGCTACCGAAGTCTTTGAAGATTTGCGGGAGGTCTTTGAGCTGCTCGAGGAATCAGGTTTGGCGAAGGTGACGTGGGCGTATGGTCGGCACCAGGTCAAGATGCTGGACGGCTCGGTTTACAAGGTGAACTCAGCGACAGGTAAAAAGCATGGTGGCACTTGGGACATTTTGATTGTGGACGAATTGTGGGCCATTTCAGAGTCAACATATTTTGGGGCTTTAAAACCTTCACAGATTGCTGTACCCTCCCCGCTTGCTTTTCTTGTGTCAACTGCTGGCGACGAATCCTCACGGGCTTTCCTAAAATTGCGCGAGCAGGCGCTAGGGGTTATTGACTCGGGCGAACGGTCAGATTTGTTTATGGCTGAGTGGAGCCTTGAGACAGGCGTATCACCAGATGACCAGAAATACTGGGGACAAGCAAACCCCTCACTGGGGCGAACTATCACGCTAAAAGGTTTGCAGGCTGCAGCCGAATCCCCAGACCGTTCCCAATTTCTCAGGGCGCATTGTAACTTGTGGGTTGCAGCTGCTAACTCGTGGATTAACCCTGGCGAATGGGCTAAGCGTTATACCACAAACCAAACCTTAATTGACGGCAATCGGGTCGTGGCTGTGGATAGTTCTGTGGACGACTCAAAATACGTTGCGGTTTTGTGTGGCCTTAATAGCGACGGTGACATTGTTGCCAGCATCGCTTTTACTTGCGAAACAAACCGCCAAATGTGGCGACACATTGAAAAACTGATGGCGGACGACCCCAAACTGAAATTGGCTATCACCCCGACACTTGACTTGCATACTCCAGAGCCGTTAATCCGCCGGCGGTCTTTGTGGGGCTATGCGGAAATGATTAAGTACACAGGGTTAGTTAAATCGATGATTAACGAGGGACGGCTTTTGCACACTGGCGAGGAAATGCTTGCCGAACACGTCAACAGGGCAACCCTTGTTAAAGCGAATGGGGCAGTCGTTCTCAGTTCGCAGAAGAGTCCTGGGCCTATCGAGTGCGCCAGGTGTTTGGTCGCAGCTGCTTCCCTAGTGTCTCGCCCAGGGCAATCAGGTCGAGCAATGATGGGTTCAGCAAGATAGTTGCATTTGCAACAAGTTTGTGTAAGACTCCAGGCGCATGGGTTTTTTCACGCCAAAAGTTACGACTGCACAGATTAACTCTGCACCGATAAAAGCAGCCGCTGGCGCTGGCAATGCCCAAATCAATGATTTCCTTGCGTACTCAACGGGCGCTGCTGAACAGCGAGCCTTGCAAAACCCAACGGTTTCCCGTTCTAAAGACCTTCTTGCTTCAATGATTGGCTGCTTAGATATGCGCCACTATTCAAAACAGTGGACAGGCGAACGCTACGAAGAAATCTATTTGCCTCTTGAGCCGTGGATGGAACAGCCAGACCCGAAAGTTACGCGTAACTTTTTCTACTCAAATATTTTTAGTGACCTTTTCTTCCACGGTCGCGCTTTTGCCTTCGTGACTAGCAGGTACTCAACTGGACTGCCGGCATCATTTACCTGGCTACCAGCTGCAATGGTTTCCACGCCAAATCAGGCAGGGCCTCAATGGTTTGGGCCTTCTGACGTTATTGAATTCAACGGCATTGAAATTGGCGACAGCAACGACGTCATACAATTCTTGTCTCCCATTCAAGGCTTGCTGTATCAAGGCGCTCGAGCCTTGTCAATCGCTACCCATTTAGACCAGGCTGCTGACCGCTACGCAACTCTCGAGACAGTCCCTGGCTACCTCCAGCAAAAAGGTGGCGAAACTCTCGACTCTGACAGCCTTAGCGAAATAGCAGCTGCATGGTCACAAATGCGACGCCAAAACGCCATTGGTGCCCTAAACGATTATGTCGAGTTCAAAGAATTCAGCGTTTCCCCAGCAGAAGTAGTTGGCGAACAACGCAAATACCAATCGCTAGAAATTGCTCGTGTCTCTAACATTCCTGCCTATCTTGTCTCCGCCCCGCAAGAAGGTTCAGGCTTGACATACACAAATGTTCAGGACAGTAACCGTCAACTTTACCTTTACGGTGCAAAACCCTTTATTGAGTGCATTCAGCAGACACTGTCGGCCTCAAATGTATTGCCGAGAAACCGCTATGTCGTTTTTGACATTGAAAACTATCTAGAAGAAGAAATGCACGACGTCATGGTTGAACCAGTCGTTGACGTATCAGAAGAAAGACAATCATGATTCATTTCGTTAATGTTCCAATCACTCTTGACGCCTCAGCAGGTGAAGATGCCCCCAAAACCATTACCGGCATCGCAGTACCCTGGGCACCGGTATCGGCAACCGTTATGGACGGCACCAAAGTTTCTTTTGCTCGAGGTGCTTTTGACCTTGACATGAAAAACCCCAAGTTGCTTGAAAATCACGACATGAGCCAATTGCGCGGCGTCGTGTCATCACTCGCTGATATGCCAGAAGGTTTAGGATTCACGGCCACCTTCGCAAAAACGGGCGCAGCTGCTGACGCCATCGAACTCGTAAAAGCAGGCGCTTACGACTCGGTGAGCGTTGGCGCTGTACCTACAAAGTTTAAGTACGACAAGAACGGCGTCATGGTTGTTTCAAAGGCAGACTTAGTCGAAATAAGCCTTGTCGCACAGCCAGCATTTAAAGATGCTGTCATTACAGAAATCGCTGCATCAGAACCAGAAGAAGATGCAACCGAACCCACCCCAACAGATTCCGAGGAGGAACCAGAAGTGGCAACACAAGAAAACCCAGTGGTTGAGGCCGAGGCTTCAATCATTCCTACAACACCCATCTACGCAACCGCACGACGTGAAGTAAAACTTCCAACCGCTGTTGAGTACCTTTCGGCAGCAATCTCAGGTGGCGACCAATGGCGTGGAATGAGCGATGCACTTCGCGCAGCTGCACCAGACATCGTCACAACTGACACACCAGGTCTCTTGCCAACACCAATCATTTCACCTGTTTACAACAACTTCATTGGACGCCGTCCAGTAGTTGACGCAGTTGGTGTACGCGCACTTCCTGCCGGCGGTAAAGTGTTCATTCGTCCAGAAGTAACCACGCACACCACAATCGGTGCTTCAATTTCTGAACAATCACCATCGCAAGGCACCCTCGTTGTTTTCAACAACCAGGTCACCAAACAAATTTTCGGTGGATATGTGAATATCAGCGAAGCCGATATTGACTGGTCAGACCCCGCTATCTTGTCAGTCGTTCTTGACGACATGGGCCGTATCTATGCCAACGCAACAGACAACTACGCAGCAGACACACTTGCATCAGGTGCATCAGTTACACGCGCATTCGCAAACGCATCGTTCGCAGACCCGTCATACTGGACAGGCTGGGTAGGTGGAGCAGCCTCCACAATCCTCAGTTCGTCAAACGGTAACCTTCCAGGTCATTTGTTTGTCAGCGCAGACATCTGGGAAGGTCTCCTTGCCTTGTCAGACACCACAAAGCGCCCATTGTTCCCACAAGTAGGGCCAATGAACGCAGTTGGTGACCTCGGTGTAAACCAGTACGGCGGAAACGCTTTTGGTTTATCAGTTGTCGTTGACCGCAACTTTGCAGCTGGAACGCTCATCATCGGTGACGCAACAGGATATGAACTGTTCGAACAGCAGAAGGGCGCTATCAGCATTGACTCACCGTCAACACTGTCTCGCACACTTGCGTTCCGCGGTTACTTTGCAGCACTTATGATTGACTCAACCAAGTTCGTCAAGGCTGCATTCGCTTAATTCAGGCGAACTAGAAAGACTGCAAGACCATGGCTGTTTATAACCTCGCATTTCATACGAGACTAGACAACTATGCCATCTTGCAGACTTTTGTAGACACAGACATTCAATCGCAAGACTCGGTAGTGGTGGCGGGAGCCGACCACGGCTTTAGCGGGACACACACCGTCATCTCTACCGAGCCTTACGAGTTTATTGGCGTATCTGACGAGGGCGACTTGCTCTTTGATTATGACGTCATCATGGAAAACCAATTTATCTATGTGAACGCTGGCACTGACTATCCTCGAGATGTCGCGACCGGCACAGTGACTTTCACGCCTTCATGCAGTTGGGTAATTTCTAGCGATGTAACCAGTTGGTTAGGCATCGAAGTAGCAACCGCCAACGACACAGCCTTCATTGCTGTATGTGTTTCAGCTGCTAACTCCTGGGCATTCCGCAAGCGTCGCGAAGCGGGTTACACAGACTCTTTAAGCACGGCACCAGATGGTGCAGCGAAACTCGGGACAATAATGTATGCAGCAACTCAATACCGTTCACGCGGTGCAGTTGACGGCTACGCCTCATTTGACTCTATGAGCATGGGCACCCCCACCATGTCCCTCGGTCAAATTATGCAGCTGCTTGGCTGTGGAAGGCCACAGGTCGCCTAATGGCTGCTACAGGCATTCTCTACGAAGCGGTAACAGCCGTAAAGACCCAACTGACCACCCTCGGGTTAAAACCCGTCACAGACCCGCGCAACGCCCGCCCGCTGTCAGTAATGATTGAACTACCAACCCTTGACGCCTTCACTTATAACGTAGGCGACATTCGGCTAGTGATTCGTGTCCTTGCTGGGCCACCTGGCAACCAAGACTCAGGTGACTATCTCATGACCACAGTAGACACCATTATGAACTCACCCATCGCCATAGTTGACGGAAGGCCATCACTTGCCACATACGGCGAACAAATGCTTCCCTGCTATGACATGACCGTTGCCGTAGCAGTACGGCGCAACTAGAAAAAGGAGCCACCAATGGCAACAACAACATTCCTATCCAACGCAACTATCGGAATTACCCAAGGTGCAACCACCACTGATTTGTCAGACCAGGCGAACGCTTGCATGATTACAATCGGTCAGGATTCGCTTGAGTCAACCGCTTTTGGCGATACTGGTCACCGCTTCACTGGCGGCCTTCAATCAGTCGAAGTCAGCATTACCTTCTTCTTGTCATACGGCGCTACCGAAGTGGAAGCAATCCTTGCCTCATGCGTAGGTACCGGCACAACAATTTTGACCATCTCGCCATCAGGTGCAACAGAGTCAGCAACAAACCCTGAGTACGTTCTCACCAACTGTATGCTTGCCAACTTCACGCCAATTAACTCAACAGTTGGCGAACTCGCAACCGTAGAAGCAACCTTCACAGGCGGCACTTGGGTTCGAGACATCGTCTAAACAAAGAAAAACACAATGCAACTCACGCTCAAAGTCACAACAGACGAAACCACTTACGAAGTTAAAACCAACCTTTACGTCATTATCGCGTGGGAAAGAAAGTTTAAACAAAAAGCCTCCAACCTCGCCTCGGGCGTAGGACTCGAGGACTTAGCGTTCATGGCTTTTGAATCGTGCAAAATCTCATCTATTCCAGTTCCTGCAATATTTGATGATTACGTTAAAAAACTGGTTGCCATTGAAGTTATATCGGACGAACCAGTAAACCCCATCGAGGAGGCACCTACTCACGCTCTCTAGCAGAACTGCTAGTTGAAACTGGGTGGTGGCCTCCACAAATACCTTTCGAAACGCAAGACATGAACACAGTCATAGACGTCATAAACAAAGCCAGGCGCAAATGACGTCTACGGCATCTATTGAAATTGTCGGAGCGAAAGAAGCCATAAAGGCTTTAAGCAAAATTGACAA